TGAGTTTCAAGGCTCGCTGGATGATTCGGTCTACCAACTATTGATTGAGACCATCGAGCGTTTAGGCTACACGGATGAGTTTGACATCCTGAAATCCACCATCACCCATAAAGGCACGGGCGCAAAGTTCGTGTTTTACGGCATCAAGAACAATGTGACCAAAATCAAATCGATTCAGGGCGTCGGCGTGTGCTGGGTGGAAGAAGCCGAAGCAGTAACGAAGAATTCATGGGATGTATTGATACCGTCCATCCGTGGCGATAAGAACGCGGAAATATGGGTCAGTTTCAACCCAAAAAACATTTTGGACGACACCTATCAGCGGTTCATCGTCCACCCGCCCAAAAACAGCATTGTCTTGAAGGCCAACTACGACATCAATCCGCATTTTGCCGATACGCCGCTGCTGGCCGATATGCTCGAATGCAAAGAGCGGGACGAAGACCTTTACCGTCATATTTGGCTGGGCGAGCCGGTGGCCGATAGTGAGCTGGCGATTATCAAGCCGAGCTGGATTGAAGCCGCTATTGATGCGCATGAAAAACTGGGCTTCTCAGCCGCAGGCCGGCGCATTCTTGGCTTTGACGTGGCTGACGAAGGCGATGATGCCAACGCCACTGTATTGCGGCACGGCTCAGTCGTAACCGATATGCAGCAATGGCGCGGCCAAGACGTGATTTATTCCGCCGACAAGGTTTACCTATACGCCCAAGAGCAGGATATTGACCGCATTGTGTATGACAACATCGGCGTGGGCGCTGGTGTGAAAGCGCAGTTCCGGCGTAAGAACGGCAAGGTGCAGACGCTAGGCTTCAATGCCGGCGGTGCGGTGTATAAGCCCGATGCCAAGTACACCGACGACAAGAGAAACCGCGACATGTTTGCCAACATCAAGGCACAGGCATGGTGGATGGTGCGCGACCGCTTCTATAAAACGTGGCGCGCCGTCCATCACGGGGATAATTACCCCGAAGACCAACTTATCAGCCTTTCAAGCAGCCTGCACGAATTGGAATACCTGACTGCCGAACTGAGCCGTCCGCAAGTGGATTACGACCAAAACGGGCGCGTGAAGGTGGAGAGCAAGAAAGACATGAAAAAACGCGGCATCCCCAGCCCGAACCGTGCGGACGCGCTGGTCATGGCCTTTGCCCCCGTGCAGGGCGGACTGAACATCAATCCCAAGATATTGAGCGGACTATGAGTAAGAAAAAGAACAAGCCGAACGCTAATGCCAAGGCCATGCGCCGTGCGTTGCAAAGGCTACCTGAAAAGCAGCCTGCATCATACAGCTTAGATTTCCCAGCCCTGCCGGCCGGCGTGAAGCCAAACGGTATAGCGATGGACAACAGCCCCTTAGGAAACTTCGGGGCTGATTGCTTTTTCGGCACCGGCTTTATCGGTTATCCGCGCTTGGCTGAGTTGGCGCAGATTTCCGAATACCGCAGCGTGAGCGAAACCACCGCCAACGAAATGACCCGTCAATGGATAGAAATCAAATCCGTGGGCGAAGAAGACAACAGCGAGGCCATTAAACAGATTGAGGAATGCTACGAGCGGCTGAACGTGCGGGGTGTGTTCCGCAAGGCCATCGAAACAGACGGCCTGTTCGGGCGCGGCCAGATACTGGTGCAAATCAAAGACCACGACGGCAAGCTCGCCAATCCGCTGCTCTTGACCGAAAAAACCATTGCCAAAGGCAGCCTGAAAGCCTTAGTGAACATCGAACCGATGTGGACAACCCCTGCGCCGTACAACGCCATCGACCCTACCCTGCCCGACTTCTACAAGCCGAAGGCATGGTATGTGATGGCACAGGAAATCCATGCCAGCCGACTGTTTACCCTGATTTCCCGCCCCGTGCCGGATATGCTCAAACCCGCCTATAACTTCGGCGGCGTGAGTATGACCCAGCTTATGATGCCCTATGTGGAACGCTGGCTGCGTACCGTGGATTCCGTCAGCGACCTGCTGCACAGCTTCTCTTTGTCCGGCATCAAAACCGACATGAGCGCGATATTGAGCGGCAGCGACGACGGCGACATCAACATCATGCTCCGTGCCGAACTGTACAACCGTTTGCGCGACATCCGCGGCCTGATGCTGTTGAGTAAAGACGAAGAAGAGTTCTTCCAGTTCAACACTCCGCTTTCCGGCTTGGATGCGCTGCTTGCACAGTCTCAAGAGCAGATGGCCGCGCCCAGCCATACGCCGCTGGTGAAGCTGCTCGGCATCACGCCAAGCGGCCTGAATGCCAGCACGGAGGGCGAGATTGACGTTTACTACGACCACATCCGCGCCATGCAGGAAAACCTGCTGCGTGACCCGTTGGACAAGTTGCTCAAGCTGGTGCAACTGCACCTCTTCGGCAAAGTAAACGACAACATCACGTTCGACTTCGTGCCATTGCAGCAGATGAACGAAACCGAGCTTTCCACCATCCGCAAATCCGATACCGACCGCGACGTGGCCTACATTCAGGCTGGCGTGGTGTCAGCAGAGGAAGTACGCGGACGGCTGGCGAGCGAGCCGGACAGCGGCTACAACGGCATTGACGTAGAGGATGTGCCCGAAATGCCCAATGAAGGCTTTTCAGACGGCCTGAACGACGGCGGAGAGGAAGACGGCGGATTACCCATCGACCCAAAGCCTGAACCTGCCCAAGATGCCGAATGGGAAGAAAGCAAACATCCGCGTGCGGAGAATGGGCAGTTCGGGGAGGGAAACAGGCAGCCTGAAAAACAAGACGGCCACCCCCAAGTAGAGATGCCCGAAATTAAGGGTAACGAACTGGGCTTGTGGTCGAGCATGAAGGAACTGCGCGAGAAAGCCCGGGCGTTTGCACGACGGTTTGTCGGGAAGACTTTTAAAAACCGAGAAACTGGACATGAAATCATGGTTTCCATGAGTGGGGTTAAGCACACCATCGCACACGGAAACGACGGACTGGTTAAAACCATCCCGATTATTCCGGATATGTTGCAGGCTGCACATTTCCTTCACGCAGAGAAGCCAAAAATTGCAGACAGTAATGTTCTCGAAGTTGAGAAATATTCGGTAGATGTGGCGATTGAAGGAGAAGTAAAGCGGATGCTGATTACAGTGAAACACCAAACAGACGGCAGACGTTATTACGACCACGGATTTTGGGCAGACAAATGAAAAAGGCAACGTTTAATCTACGGTATATCGCCAGTTGCTAAGACTGGGTTATTGAACCGCCGTTGCCTTGGAGGGCAGCATTTGTTTCAGGCCAGCACCTTAGCGCGTTCATATTACGCCACCTCTTTGCCTGTACAAATACCGCTTGATTCCATTGTATGCCAGCCAACCACCGAAAGCAAGCCATGAAACTGTCCGCCCCGTCCGATAAAGACGTCATCCTCAAGCCTATACAACCCAACCTAGGCGTAGAGGCTGCCTACCGCAAAAGCCTGAAAAAGCTGTTGCGTGAAATGCGCGCCGACGTGCAGGGATTGCTTGAACAACACTACCCGAAAGGCATTGCCCAAGACGGTCTGACGGACGGCTTGCAGGCTGCTTTGTCCACCCTGTTGCGTTATTGGCTGGCACGGCTGGACAAGCTCGCTCCGCAAATCGCCGAGATATTCGCCAATCAAAGCGCAAACCACACAGAGAGAGCCTTTCAGACGGTCTTGCAGGAGGCGGGCTTTACCGTCCGGTTCCGTGCCACAACGCAACAGCAAACCGCCTTGCAGGCCGTATTGGGCGGCAACGTATCGCTTATCCGCTCCATCGGTCAGCAATACTTGAACCGAGTGGAAGAAAGCGTATGGCGCAGCGTGAATGCAGGCTACGATATGGCGCAACTGACCCGCGAACTACGCAAGGACTACGGCATCAGCGAACGCCGCGCCGCCTTTATCGCGCGAGACCAAACCAACAAAGCCAAGGCGGCCATCGAAAAGGCACGGCGGCAGGAATTGGGTATCACGGAAGCCATATGGATGCACTCCCACGCAGGCAAAGAACCGCGCCCGAGCCATGTTGCCGCCAACGGCAAACGGTTTAACGTGAACAAAGGCATGTATCTGGATGGCAAATGGGTGCAGCCGGGGGAAGAAATCAACTGTTTTCCCGGTGATTCAGTAATCCAACATTTTGATGGAGTGAAACAACTTTGGCGTAGATTTTATTGCGGCAAATTGACCAAACTCATTACGCAGTCTGGTGAAATTATCAAAGCGACTCCTAATCACCCAATACTTACCAATCGGGGATGGGTTGCTATTAAGGATATTCACATTGGAGATTATGTAGTCAAAGTTGGCAGTAAGGTCTTCAATGGTTTTGAAGACGATATAGAGCGAAATAATACCACTTTCGCGCAATTGTTTGATGCGGCCGCGTTTCTTATCGGAAGTAGCATTGGTAGCGGAGCCGCATTTAAGTTCCACGGCGACATTTCCTATGGCGAAGTCGATATTATAAACATCGAACGGTTTTTGCCATACGAAATCAACCCCGCTTTGCTCGAGAAGGTCTTTAAATTCTTTCTCGCCGATGCCAGTCATATTCTCGTAGGGCTGGAACAAAATTCCGTTAGCCCGTTTGCGTCTGCCATCGACATTTTGTTTGCGCCCGCGCAAAGCAATATTCGCAGCTTTGGCGCGTTGCTTGCGTTGCTCAGAGGTCATTTTCCTCATGCTGACGATATTTGCTTCCGATTGTCCTCTTATATGCACTCCGCCATTGAGAAGGCGGTTGCGAATAGCCCCTCTAGAGATATTGAAGCGCTTAGAAAGCTCAAATTCGCTAATACCGGATTCATACAGGGAAATGAGCAAATCATTGGAGAGGTCGTGGCGATAATTGGGAGGTTGTCTTCCTGTTTTCGGAATATCCAATCCCCTTCTGCGGATATGCTTGGACAAAGCATCCTTGCTCACTCCAACTTGCACGGCGGCGTCCTTGAGCATCATGCCATCGGTAAATATCAATTTGACGGCGTGGTCAATAAGAGCATCTGCGATTTTTCTGGGCATGTTTATAACCTTGAAAACAAAAAGAATTGGTATAGCAATTATACCATAATTTCACACAACTGCCGCTGTACGAGCCGCGCCGTGATTAAAGGATTCAACACATGACAGAGAAAACCATACTCGCCCAAGACCGCTCCCTGCGCTCCTACGACCAAGACGGCAGGCTGCACGTTGGAAGCTCCAACATCAGCAAAGCCGCGGTAAACCCCTACTACGGCAGCGAAATCCCCAATTACCAACAACTGGGGCTTGAGCCGAAAAAGGTTTACTACCTGCTGCGAGACCCCGAAGAGTTGGAAAAGGCGGCGCCGACGTTCAATAACCTGCCATTGTTGAGCAAGCACATCCCCGTTTCTGCCGATGAGCCGCAGAAAGAAGTGATTGCAGGCACGACCGGCAGCGATACCGTGTTTGAAAACGGCTACCTGAAATGTTCGCTGGCTGTGTGGGATGCAGAAGCGATTGCCGGTATTGAGAGCGGCGAGCAGGTGGAGCTATCCAGTGCGTACCACTACACCGCCGATATGACTGCAGGCGAATTTGAAGGCCGGCATTACGACGGCGTGATGCGCGATATTGTCGGAAACCATGTAGCCCTTGTCGATGTGGGTCGGGCGGGGCGTGATGTTGTAGTAAGCGATGCAGACCCATTTCACGAAAGGAAAACCATGAAACTGAAAGCAGGCGCGAAAGCGCGTATTCAGGCAGCCGTGCAGCCTTTATTGGCGCAGGATGCCGAATTGAGCCCCGATGAACTGTTGCAGGTCATCGGCTCGCTCACCAACGAAGTGCAGACGGCGGAAGACGACGGCGAAGAGTTGC